AATAATAGGTCGAAAAAAAAACTGTCATTTTTAACACTAATTTTAAAGCGTTTATTGACATATTTTAAATAACCAATTTAGCGTATTTAGTTGTAATTGTTTGTTTAGGCTGCTATAATTAAGTAAGCCAATAAATCTAGGAGATATACTATGATTGACTCTATATATATGTTATCAGCTATTATAGCTACCGTACTCTACTTCAACTACAAGGTATTGTCATTTAAGTCAGCAGCGCAAAAGCCACGCCTACTCACTTTACAGATTGGCATAGTAAGTTTCTTCTGCATACTTGCTACGCTTGAACCTATTGCTGCCTACGTAATCATTGCCTATCTACTTGTAGGCGAGGCTGTAGCTAAAACCTGGGTAGCACTAACTAAGGATCTTAATTAGATATGACACTTAAGAAGAAGAAAGACCCCGCTAAAGACACTTCTATAGCTACGCCTAAGATTAGTGCAGGGGTGCGTATAAATAGCCTAAAGCCAATCGCAGGTTTTGACCAAGACAACTACATACAAAAGGTAGATAGGTCGGAGATAGTTATACCCGACTTAGAGTCTACTATGACTGGCCCGCCTAAAGGCAAGATACAACGCACCTTAGAAAATAAAGAAGTAGTTATTAAATACATAGAGCAAGGCATGACGCAGGTAGACGCTGCTGCCTTAGCTGGTATAGGCTTATCTACTTTCCATACTTGGTATAGAGTAGACCCAGAATTTAAAGATAGGTGCATACAAGCCAATCAGAAGTTTAAAATGAAACACCTATCTAATATAGGCCAACACGCTGCTGTAGATTGGAAAGCCAGCGCTTGGCTACTAGCTAGGAAGTTCCCAGCTGAGTTTGGCGAGAAGAAAGAAATAACCATACAACAGGAAGGGCCTACCGCTCAAAACCTAGTTATAGCTTTCTTAGGCCAGATAAACGCTGCTAAAGGCTACATAGCGCCTGAAGCTATATCTATTGATATAAGCAAAGCCCTGGCTAATAAAGAAGTAATAGAGGCCGCAGTATCAGACGAAGATGCAGAGCCAGAAGACGAGTTAGACGATGAGTAAAGAGGTAACACTTAACCCACTACAAAGGGATATTATAGATAGGTTACTTACCTCGCCTGACAACTATATAGCGGTTAGAGCTGGGTGGGGGTCTGGCAAGACCTCTGCTTTAGTATTTGCTATACTTGCTTGGGCTGTGGTTAGGCCTAATATGTCCAGCTTATTAATTACCGATACTAGTCTTCGCTATAAACAAGTACTAGGCCCAGAGATGGATAAGTGGCTATCTAAGCTAGGCTGGACTTATGTAGCTAACGAAGGTAAGTGGATATTCCCACCTACAAATCATACCGTCTGGGTTAGAGCGTATTTTAGACCTGGCACTAGAGATTCCAGTCATAACCCGCTAGAAGGCCTCAATATTACAAGTGGTTTAGCGGTTATAGACGAATGCCAGACTATGCCTGAAGAAGTGGCTCACAAAGCCTTAGGTCGTTTAAGAAGCGGGCCTACTCCTAAGATAATTATGTGTGGATTACCACTATGGGACTGCTGGTGGACTGAGTTAGCTAAGCGAGCTGGCTGCGAAATACTTACTGCAGGTAGCAAGGTAAACGAAGCTAATCTAAGTGCTGACTGGTTTAAAGCTACTAACAACCTAAGTGAGTCGGAAAGACTGGCTATGGTGGAAGGTATACCACAAGCACCTTCTGGGCTTATATATAACGAGTTCTCACCAGCTACCCATATATTAAGAGGCTGGGAATATAACCAAGAATTTACCTCTAGAATTGCTATAGACTTTGGTTTTAGAAAGCCATCTGTATTAATACTTACACATGATCCAGCTCTAGACGCAGACATCATATCTGCAGAAATAAATCCACAGGAAATAAAGCTATCTGACTTAGCTAAGGAGATACTTAAAATAGCTTGTCCTAGAGACTTAGCTTGGAAGTATCCTGGACGTATATTACTAGACGGAGCTTGCGGAGATAAGGCAGGTGCTGCTAGAAACGACCAAACTGCGCTAAGCGCTTTTAGGGCCTTGAAAGCTAGTCCTGAGGAGGGTGGAATAGGTATGGCTTTTAGGTGGTGTACTGACCCAGTTAAGACAGATGTAATGAATGGTATTATGAGACTTAAGGCATTGTTTGACCATAAGCGTATTTTAATTAGAGATACGGTTTGGGAAGACGGTTTAAATGCTAAGGGTAACTCAATACGCAAGGCCATTCTTAGCTATGCTTGGGACGGTAAAGAAGTGCCTAAAAAAGACGGTCAAGAAGATCCTCTAGACGCTCTTAGATACGATACCATTAACTGGAATTGGAGGGATAATAATATGTCCAGCTCTTCTAGTGGTGGATTGAATATAAGACCTTCAATCAGTACCTACTCCGGTATGACCAAGCCTAGCCGTTTTTAGCTTCTATGGACTTAATAATAGCCCCTAGCTTTTCATCTAGCGCTAAGATATTAGAGCTACCACACCTACATTGGGACTGCTTGTCCTCTACTTGGCTTAAGCGTTTTTCTAGCAATTCTATGGCCTTGTCAGAAGCCTTAGTATTTGTCTCTAATAAACCCTTAAACCTATACATAAATACTGCTATAACCAGTACTATAGTCAAGGCTACATTACCGCCACTTAAGGCTTGTATGTCCTTTACTTCTTGAACGGTGATAGGCAGTGCTTGCTGTTCCGCTACTTGCTTATTGGGATCCATATAAGCTTCCTTTCAGTTAGAAAATTAGTGTCAAATAAAGTATAACAAATAGTGCTTAAATCTTGCATATATATTGTCTATATTTTAGCCATACTGATATACTAACCATATACATAAGTTGAGGTTAAATAATGAGTTATAACAATGATAAGTCAAAGTTAGCTGAGTATCTTAAGCCGCAAGCAGAAGACTTGAGGGTTAGGGGTATTACAGGTACTAACTTTAGTGCTGGGGTTATATCTGGCAAAGAAAAGAATCCACAGCTTACAGGTCGTTTCTGGGCTGACGAGGTAGACGACATGCTATCCACAGACCCTATTATTAAGCGTAGCTGGTACTTGCTTAAGCAAACCCTACTCTCAGCTAAGTGGAAGTGGAAGCCAGGTATTGAAGGCGATCAAACTAGCGAAGAATTGGCTAGATTTGCTAACGAAGCTATGGGCTTTGATGGCTACCCAGGTATGATGGAAGCTACTTGGGAAGAGCAATTATCTTATTTACTTGAATTTCTACCGCTTGGCTATAGATACGCAGAAGAACTATACTACACTGGTAACGATTCTATAGGTCGTCCTAAAGTATGGTTAAGGCAGTTTGCAGACAGAGAACCTACTGCGCATAATCAATGGCTAAGCAGGGATAAGCAACAATTAGATGGCGTACTACAAAACATGGTAGGCCAAATAGTGCCAGACCCTATCCCAGCTAGTAAGCTAATTTTACTTACTTTAAATCGTACTGGGTCTAACTTTGAAGGCATAGGCTTGCTTAGACCTGTCTGGTGGTGGTGGAAGCAGAAGCAGCGTACAGCTAGTTTATTAGCCGTAGGTATTGAAAGATGGGTTATCCCTACCCCTAAGATTACAGTACATAGAGAAAACGCAGAACAGACAGGTACCTCAGACGGTGAATTACAAGAAATGATTAACTCCGCTGAGAACCAGGCTAGAGCGTATATAGCTCAAGAGCAGGGCTATCTAATTGAAAACACAGTAGTTAAGTTTGAGACCTTTGGGGGAGACGCAGGCTTTGACCCAAGTAAAGCACTATCTGTTATACAAGAGTGTGACAACCAGATAAGCCAAGCCTTTATGGCGCAGTTTATGAATTTAGGCATTACTGATAGCGGTTCTAGAGCAGTAGGCGAGATCCACTTGAGCGTATTTAGAAGAGCATGTATTAACTACTTAGATTTAATAGCATCTACCTTGAGCGGCCAAGATAGGCGCTGTGGCGGTACTATGGCTAGGCTAATTAACTGGAATTATGGCGAAGTAGAAGCTACCAAGCTACCCAAGTTAGTACACGAAGGCTTAGATAACGATGCTTTAACTGACTCACTAGCCTCACTACCATCCCTAGTACAATCACAATTAATTACACCTGATGACGGCTTAGAGCAAAGTATTAGACAGCGTATAGGTGCTGGGGATTTACCTGAGCAAGCTAAGCGGTCTAGCCAAGACAGAGCCTTAGCAGGCGGTAACCCAGCTTTAGCTTTTGCAGAAAGATTAAGGAATTTAAATGAAGACTACTAAATTTGAAGAAAAAGTTACTGTATGCACAGACAAAAACGCAAGTAAGCGTATAGTTACTTATTTTGCCTTGCCTAGTAAATACGCAGGTATAGACTTTAACCCACCAGTAGGTGCTAGAGAGTCAGCTAAAAGAGCTTTAGAAGAGCGAGATAAGAAACCTGCGTCACAAAGAGGTATGACACCTGTAGGCATAGCTAGAGCTAGAGATTTAGCTAACGGTCGTACCTTATCTCCAGATACTGTTAGGCGTATGCTTAGCTATTTTCAAAGACACGAAGTAGACAAGCAAGGCTTAACTTGGTCTGACTGGGGTAAAGGTAGACAAGCCTGGGAGGCATGGGGTGGCGATGCTGGGTATAGCTGGGCTAAAAAAATAGTTAAAGCTATGGATCAAGCAGACGATATTGAAGAACAGCAAACAATTTTGTCAGAAGACTTGAAAAATAATTCAAAATCTGCGTATAACGAAGATATGCAGGAAATCCCCTTACAAGAGACAGTACTAATGCCAGAAACTATTGAATATACCGAGGATGGCCATATAGTGGGTAAACCATTTTTAGCTTTATCCGTAGGTAAGAACTTCAGTAGATTTACTGGAAAGCAAGTAGGTGCCGAAGTAACACCTCAAATTTTAAGTGAAATTTTACGTGTTTTTTCTTTACGTAAAGAACTTGATCCTGTTATACTTGACTGGGAACATTCAAGTTCCCGCCTAGTTAATCCAGAAGCTCCTGACCCTTCAGTGGGTAAGGCCTTTGGCAGGGTAGTAGACTTGAAGCTAGAAGAAGACGGTACTAAGCTGTATGTATATCCTGAATATACTGAGGCAGGGGCTAAGCTGGTTAAAGAGTCGCAAGGCAATTTATATGCTAGTCCTGAGTTTACTAACTCGGATGTCTTTGCTAGGGAGAGCGGTGAGAAGGTAGGCAGTGCGCAGTTACTTGCAGTTACTCTTACTCCTAGACCTGCTCAAAGCCAATCAAGAATAGAACCTATAATGCTTAATGAAAACATCACCTTATTACAGGAGATATCTAGTATGGAATTAGATCCTGAGAAATTAAAGCAAATGTCGCCAGAAGAACTGGCGGCTATGTGCATGGAGAAGCACCAAATGGTACTTCAATTAGAAGCTGAGAAAGAAGCCCTCAAAAGCGAAATGGATGCTTATAAAGCCGAAATGGAAGCTAAGATGCAAGCTGACGCAGCAGAGCCTGGCGAACCTATGGACTCTCCTATGGCCTTGTCTGAGCGTATTCTCAATGATATGAAGGGCCAAGTAAATGCCTTATCTGAGCAAGTCAAAGTACTAACCAAGGAAAAGCAAGATGCTCACCGTAAGTTAGCTATTGATTCATTGCTTAACACAGGTAAGATTGCACCTAACGAAGTTCAAACAGCTGAAAAGGCTTACGACTTTAAAGATACCCAACCAGCTTTCTGGAGCTTTTTCTCTGAGCGTAAAGCTAATGCTTCAGTACCTCTACAAGTGGTAGGCCATGCTCAAACAGGAGCAGAAGTTACTTTGCTAAGTGAAGTGCAAGCTATTAAGACTAAAGAAGGTATTAGCTTTTCAGAAGCCTTAGATAAGTATCGTAAGCAAAATCCAACTCAATATAGTAAGTTTTACGGAGTATAACCATGTCTAACAATTCTATTGTTTTATCTGCCACTGCTGGAGAAGCTTTAACTGCTTTCCAATTAGTGAAATTCAATGATGCTGGTAAATTAGTAGCCTGTTCCGCAGCTACACACGTACCTGCAGGCGTAGTACAAAGAAGCTGCAATAGCGGTGACTTAGTTGAATATGTAGTTTCAGGCGTTACCAATATGGTAGCTGGCGGTGTAATCACCTCTGGAACTGACTTTTTCTTGCAACCTTCTACAGCTGGCAAAGTAGTTAAATTTAGCTCTGCAGCTAACGTAGTAGTAGTGGGTAGATTCTTGCCATACGAAGCTAATTTAGTATCAGCTGATGGCGAAATTATCCGCTGTATTTTTAACCCAGCTATCGGAAATGCTTAAGGAGTAGTTTATCATGGCTCAATCATATGCATCATTACATCCAGTAGACCAGATCCTCACTAACCTAGCTATTGAAAGCGTACCTAGTGATGTTCAACTTATTGGCGATAAAATTTTTGAATCTATTGACGTAGCTTCTGTAGGTCGTACAGGTACTATTTTAGTAGAAAACTCACGTAATTTCATGGGCGCTCAAGCAGGCTTAGACGCAGAACGCGCTCCAGGCGCTTCTAGAGCTAGACTTAATAGCTTTGACCGTTCTAGCCTTACCTTTTCTTGTAAGCCATTTGGTTTTGAAGACGGTATTGCTATGGAAGATATCTACGATTCTCAATTCCCACAAGGTGAAGAACAAAGATTATCTAAAAAAGTAGGTAGAGCGCTTAAGTTAGCTAGAGAAAAGCGTGCAGCTAATCTTATGTTTACAGCTGGTAACTGGGCTAATTCTACTTTGGCTAATTTAAATAATGGTTCTACTGGTACACAATGGAACCAAGCTGGTGCAGAACCTCTTACAGACCTTCACTGTCTTATGGATGTTATTCGTGGCAATAACCATGGTATCAAGCCTGACTCATTGATTCTTGGCTATGGCGCTGTTAGAGCTTTGGCTAGAAATCCTGAAATCAGAGGTATCTTCTTAGCTACATCTGGTGCTACTTCTGGTGAACGTATATTGCAAAATGATGCAGTTCTTGAAGTACTTAAAGCACACTTGGGTATTCCTTATATCTATGTAGGGGATGCTAGAATTGAA